GAATTGCTTCTCTGGGCGATGGTACCCAGAATGTCCAGCACGGCCTGCTGGGAGGAGACCCCTTCCAGCTTGGATTGCAGATCAGCGATGGTCTGCTGGTGCTTGGTGTTCTGCTCCTTGACCCGGTCATAATCTGCACCTTTCTGGGCAAGGGTGGTCATTTCCTCAAGAGTGACCTTGCGCTCCTCTTTGTTGACCTTGATGGTGAAGGTGCCGTCGGCATTGGTATTGCCGCTGTTGCCCTCTCCGTCGCCGTCAGCGCCGTCGTCCTCGGAATCGTCGGTATCTTCATCCTCGTCGGAATCGTCGCCCTCGGCATCGTCCTGGTCGTCGGAGCCGGTGTCCTGGGAATCGTCGTCGGTTTCGGTCGCATCGGAATCGTCGGTGTCGTTGTCGTCGCCGGTCTGGTAGTCGTCGTCGAACAGGGCGCTTTCAAATTCCTCTAAACCAAAATCTTCATTCTCGTGCATAGGGATCTCCTTTCATTTCGGCTCTGGTAGGCCGTATATCGCAGCTCTGGTAGGCTGGAAATTACGAGTTAACACATGATGTAGCTCCGGGAGAGGCCGGTGCCGCACATGTGGTGGAAATAATCCTCTCCGCCCTCGTCCTCGTCCTCCTCCACGGGAGCTTTGATGGGATCGGCTGGGAGAGTGTAGGTCTGAGCGAAATACCGCAAGGCATCGGGGCCGTGGGTAATTTCGTGGGGCTGTTTGGCAACGTCGTTCGGGTCTGTTTTGTCATGCTGCAGGCACTTGAGGCTGTCGATCAGAGAGCCGCACGTGTCGAAGATAATAAGACCCGGCTTGCCATCCTCCCGGATCTTGAGCAATTCTTTCAGCGCATACCAGCCCTGTTTACGGTTGTTGTCCGCTTTGTAGAGGGAAACGCCGTATTCCATGAAGGTATTTGCCTGGGAACGACCGTTTTCACGGTTTCTGGCCCAAAGGTCGGGGGGCGCAATGGTGTAATTGATGCTTTCATCCGGCCTGGTCAATCCAAGCTGCATTCTCGCGGCCTCGGACACGATCTGGTCGGACTGCTGATACTGGCGGTAGACATAACATCTTCCTGTTTCGTCCTCTGCTACCCAGATGCAGAAATGGCAGTCAAGGCCATAGTCCATTGCCCGGTACCGCCGCCAATGCGGTTTCAACGGGAACGGCTTGCACGTGTGGATGCCGTCGGTAAACTCCTCGAAGTAGACACCAGACAGGGCATTCCAGTCGCCGAAGCGGTGCGCCCGCCGAATATCCTCGGGAAGCAAATCCAGCTGGTCGATGTAGTCCTTGTTGATGTTCTTGTTGTCATCAACAGTCGCAGGGATGAAAACATAGTCGTCGGGGTTCTCCGTACCCCGGAAATCCCGGTCTACAAACAGGCGCTTGACCCAGAAATGGCCCACGCCGCCGGGGTTACAGGAAAGGTAAATTCTTTTCGGCAGTCCGTTGTCGCCACGGATGATCGCCGCCAGACCACGAAATTCCGATTCAAGGAACTGCGTTGCCTCGTCGATGAACAGAATGTCCCAGTTGTTGCCCTGGAACTTACCTTCGACAGTGGAGGAGTAGTCCGGCATGTTGGAGAATTTGATCTTGCTGCCGTTGATAAGGGTTAAAAGATGCTCCGTCTTGTTGTAGGTGTAGGTACCAAGCTGCAGGAGCTTGAGCATGGGCTGGATAATGGGGTTTTCCAGCTGGTCATACTCACGGCGGACGACGAGGATCTGGATCTCAGCGTAGTAAAATGCCAGTAAGAGAGCCTTTCGGATGATGGCCCAGGACTTGCCGCCGCCTCGAGCGCCGCCGTAGCACGTGTATTTCACCGTGGACAGGAAGAAGCGCCACTGAGGTTCGGAGTTCGGAGTACCAAGATCGATAGTGATGATGTTCTTGCCCTCCGGGGTTTTCTCTGCCATCGGCTCCTCCTTCCGGGAAAACAAAAAGAGCCAGGGCAAACATCCTTTTGGATGCTGCTCTGGCTCTAAGCTCTGGCAATGTTATAATTTACTTTGAAATCTTCCCGGCACCGATTACAGTACAAGGGAAAATCTTTCAGTTCTGTTTGAGGCAGAACCTTGGTGTTGGTTTTCTTTCCGCATTTCGGGCAGATAAGAAAACCGTTTTGATTTTTCTTTGCTTCCAATGTGTCCTCCTCTTAGGAGCGTCCCGCTGCGTTGCAAGCCGCCCACTCCGTCGCACTATCGGAGTGGCACCAAGACCATTGTGATACGGGTATGGCGGCACCGGTAGGATTCGAACCTACGCACCCGTTTCCGGGTCTACCTGTTTAGCAAACAGGCCCCTTAAACCTCTTGGGTAAGATGCCGTATGTGGTGACGGCATGCCAGAGGGGACTTGAACCCACCCTTCGCGGGGAGTGCCGCTTTACTTTTCAAGCAGCCTGCCGTCGGTGATCTACATGATTTCCTATGGAAACCCTTGGTTGCTATGCCTAGCCCCCATGGTGCCGAAAGCTGGGGTCGAACCAGCACCCTCCGCCTTATCAGGACGGCGCACCACCTGTTGTGCTATATCGGCGTATCGCCCGGAAACCGGGCGGGGGTTATTCATCGGTGATCTTCTCGTTTCTCATCTTCGTGTATACATCCATGTACAGCTCCTGCTTGTCACCGTTATAGGTGAACTCCACATAGATACCGTCGCCGGAAACAGAAGTGGACAGCAGCGCCTTGTAGTTCTGGAGGGTCTTGCAACTCCAAACCACATACACATTGCTCATGTCAATGTCGGGATTGCCGGTATGGTTGTAACCGATGAATTTATTGGTATTGTACCACTCTACCAGCTTGCGCTTGCACACACTCTGGAAGTGATCCATGCCAGTAATAATCATATTGCCTCCTTATTCCACGATCTGCCAGTCGTCAGCCAGCATATCAGCCTGGGAGGCAAGCCAACCCATCTGAACGCCGGAGGTACCGACAAATGCAAATGCCTTGTTGCCGATGTTGCAATGATTGACATTCACGATCTCAGCAGCATTGTTCTTGTAGGAAATGCAGTATGCCAGCTCGACATACTGGTTCTTGCCGTTCCAACCGGCACGGGCGATCTTCTTGCCCATCTTTGCGGCCTCGATTGCCAGACCGAAGGAAAGACCGGTGGTTTCCCGGTATGCCTTTTCAAAGACTGCTTTGGGAGACCAGGACAGATAGCCGTCCTCATACTGGACGCGGTAACCGTCCTCGATCTTGCCGGTGATACAGGTGGGTACGACTTCATCCAGCTTGCAGTATTCATATCTGCCACCAATGACAGGGATGCGGTAACAAGGCCATGCCTTGACGATCTTGGAGCCGATGTACTGTTTCATGCCGAAACTCTCCTTGTGTTTTTTATTTTTTCCGGGTGGCCTGTTTCAAAGCTGCCCGGCTCTTTTTTCGGTACCCCCTTCTAAGATCTTAGGTAATCTAAGATATTATTATATATAATATATATATTTATATATATATAATCTAAGACTTACGTAGAATCTAAGATAGGAGTAAAATCTAAGACTAGGTATATGTAATCTAAGATATTCAAAGCTCTAAGATAGAAGTAAAATCTTAGATTACCTAATCCAGCGCAATATGTTTCAAATTCGGCGGGAATGGGGGCCGAATGTCCAAATGGAAATCGTGTAAGTGCGATATATTATATATATAATATATAATCATCACTCGTTTTTCCGCTATCCCCCGGGGGTGGGGGGTGTCCCTCAAGATCATAGATTGATTGATGCACCACGCAGCCCCGCCGGGGGTGTTCCTTATCGCCCAGGCAGGCCCGGCCCATCATTGGTCTTTATGGCTGTATTTGTCCGTCAGTCGTGGAATTATGGCATATTTCAAACATTGTCCGTCATAATTACCAACGATTACCCCGAAACACCCCATAAACCACCATCGAACGCAACAAAATTATGTATTTGTTGCGTTGGGCTATCTCATTGCCTCAATCCAACGCTCGTCACCGGTGCCAAACACAATGCGTACCTCCGGCGGCGCGTTCTCCTGTCCAGGCGGTGCAAGGTAGTCTGTTTTGATCTCGTCCCGGGCAAGCTGCTGTTTCTTGTCGCATGTTTCACTTGTCAAAGCATGACATTCGGTCTGGAATTTGCCCAGCAAATCCGCCCGGCCATTATATGCATTCTTCCCATCCTTGCCCCTCAGATAACACTCCCGCACTTCTTCCACGGAATATCCCAGGTAAGCACAGAACCGGGGCCATGTGACCATTCCCCGCGATCCGTCGCCGAACTCCTCACGGAATGAATCAATGGCTTTTCTAAGCTCTGGTTCAGACATACGAAAAGCAATCACGTTTCCGCTCTTTTCATTGCCTGCCATCGAAACACCCCCAGAAATCACAACTTTTTCCTTGATTTTCATTCTTACCAACACAAAACCAAAAATCAACCCCTATTTTGATATTATTTATATTTACATAATCCCTCCAATGTATGTATATATAATTCCATATACGCCCGGAAACACGCCCAAAAGACAACAAAAGACCTCCGCACCAGATCACCAGCAGGAGGCCGCAAGAAAAAAATAAAAAAATATGAATTTGGGGCTTGACATATGGGGCGACCCATGATATTATGAAGCCACAAGGAACCCAACCCCACACCGAAAGGAGGCCGCAAATGTCTGGCGATCATCCCAGCAAAAACCGATGGGAGGCCGAAAACGTTGTGAAGCTGACCGTCAAGATTAACCGCAACCAAGACCCGGAGCTGTACGAACTCTTTACCAGGGAGCAAGGCAGCCGCAGCGCACTAGCAAAAACGCTCCTCCGATCTGGACTTACCAACCAGAACGCGGAGAAATAAAAAGCCCCGGCAACTGTTACCAGCAGTCACCGGGACATGGGAAAGAGTGTTACCAGCACTCAAACCCAACGCCCACAAAACCCAGTCTCACCCAAGTCAAGGAGCATTTATATTATAGCCTCCTTGACCTACAAAATCAAGGAGGATTTTTATGAAATACTTTACCAAC